TGTATAGCTGATAAAACTTTAGTAGATCTTTCTAGTAAAGCAAGTGTAGTTCCTACAGGTGCATTAGGATTACCTTTACCTGTATTAATTTCAGCAATAGATGCAAACTTTTTACCACCGTCTACAAGAATACCTAATAAATTTAACAATGTTCCACTAGGTTCTTTAAATGGTAATGGTTGGATAGATTCTCTTAGTGATCCACCAGGAGCATCCACATCTCTAAACTCACCTGGTTGAATTGGAGTATCTTCATCTCTTATTCTTATACCACGAGTTTTAAAACCAGCAGGTAAGTTAGCTAAAGTACCAGCATCAATAAGCTGTCTTAGTATTGAGGTAGAAGCTTTGGATAAACCACCAATCATGTGTGTTAAACCAAAGCCATAAAACCCTAGTCCAGGTAGAAACTTGAAGTGGACAAAGTATTGTATTTTGTTTTTTAAAGGATCTTCTTCATTAAAGTTTCTACGAATAGATAATATTTCTGTAGAGTTAGCATCAATGGTTACTATGTAAGGGAGTTTAACCCCTGTAGGCTCACCTGACTCATCCATATCTTCAAAGCCATCTAACTCTAAATTACAATGAACTTCATAAAGAACTGATACCTCACCATCATCGTATGATGGCTCCATCCCAGATAACTTGTCTATCTCTTCTTTTACATCAGATGAAATGGTAGCATCATCTCCGTAATCTATATCTACCTTACGGTAAAACCCAAGAGCTTGAAGTTTTCTTACTTCGTTCTCTGGCATCTTGACTACATTGGTAATTCTAGGACAGGACTCTAAATCGGTTGTGTAATAAGGAACAATTAAATCTTCTGGAGCTACAAACTTAGAAACAGCTCTACCTAAAGTTTCATCGTAATAAACTTTCTTAAATGCAGAACCTGCTAAAGGAAGGTAAAACAACATTTGGTCTAACTCTTCATCAAACTCCTCCATAACATGAGTTATTTGATAATTCATGAAGTCTTTGACTCTTTGTGCTTGTTCTTCTACACCGCTATCGTATGCACCTATAACTTGTGTCTTGACAGGTCCACCAGAGGGTAATAATTCTTTGTATGCTTGAGCTTGGAAGGTTGTGACTGCTTCACCTAATAGTGGATGTATAACTCCAGACGCACCTGCAAAAGGTTCGGATCTTTCATCGTCAAACTTCATACCTAGATATTTAAGACCATCTGTATAAGTTTTTTCCCAATCTTCTCTAGATGATTTATCTTTTTCTATGCCATCTATAAGTTCGTTAGCAATTCTACCTAAATCACTGTTGTCTAAAGACTCAGCTAGGTTTTCATTAAACCCAGTATCTATAGGTGCACCTTGCATACTTGATTCAAGTATTGCACTGCCGTCATCCTGCATAACAAAGTCTTCCATACCAGCTTCTTCGATTGCAGCAAGTGCTACTTCCATTCCCTCATCACCGAGAGACATTTGGTTTTCTTCGTTGAGAACTGTTGGATTAATATCTTTTTCTATAGCCATTAGTAATATACCCTTCTAACTGGTGCTTTGTCTTGATCTGAATAATCATCATCAAGAGAAACTAAACCGCCCTCTCTGAATCTCATCAGGGCTTGAGTCATAGTATCACATAAATCATCATTTTTACCAAAAGGAAAAGCTGCACATTCTTCAATCATTTCGTGTGCAAATTTCTTGTCTGGTGCATAGACTAGCTCTGATTCAAAGATAGGAGCAACCGAGTGCATCCTCGTTGATTTATCGTGTCCTCTTGTTGGTGAGTAATTAACAACAGGTATACCTAGTCTTCTAAGTTCATGTGTTAATGGCGTACCAGAAGCTTTAGCCTCAATTAATGTCATATCTGGCTCCCAGTATTTATATTCGTTATAAGCTATACGTTTAAGCTCTGGGAAGTCCCATCTGCCTTTTTGAGCATCAAGAAGAATAATACAATCTGGTGAATCAGGTGTTGGTCTAAAAATACCCCAAGTAGAGATAGCCGAGTAATCAGCGTTTTCCTTTTTAGAAAAAGCAGTATCGTAGCTTTGTATAATATAACTTACAGGTGGTAATGAATCTTTTTCCCATATATTCCACCATTCACGTTTAACAATAGAGCCTTCTTCTGAGGTTGGAGTCTGCATCCACTGTGCATTCCATTTTTGTACTGGCAGTGAAGCTTTAACCTTTTCTAGCTCAGATATTTCCCAGAACTCAGGCCATAAAGCATTGTTGGTATCCGGGAAGATAGCAGGGAACTCTACTATTTCCCATTGGTCAGCAGCAGATTCTTTTTGTGCGTCTAATAGCTTCGCAGTTAAATCTATAGAGCTCCACCTGGTCATAACCAATATAATGGCTCCTCCTGGTTGTAAACGCTGTCTAGGTCCAGAGGTATACCATTCCCAACAGGATTCTAAAGCACTAGGACTAAGAGCATCTTGTTCTGAATGAGGATCATCAATTATCAATAGATCCGCACCACGACCTGTAATAGCACCACCGACACCAGCAGCGAAATATTCGCCACCTTTGTCAGTCTCCCAACGACCAGCAGATTTTGAGTCAGCTTTAAGCTCTACCTCATTAAAGATCCTTTTGTATTCGTCAGTGTCCATCATGTTTCTAACTTTACGACCAAATCGCACAGCAAGTTCGCCTGTGTGAGTCGTCTGCATAATTTTACGCTTGGGTTGTTTGCCCATGATCCATGCAGGAAAATAGGTAGAACAGAACTCAGACTTAGTATGTCTAGGTGGCATATTAACAATAAGCCTATTAATCTTGCCATTGGCTACATCTTCTAGCTTTTGAGCAAAGATTTTATGGTGTCTACCACAAATAAACTCTGGCCACATGTATTCAACATACTTAAGAAAGCTGTCTTGACATTCTTTTTGATTTTTTAATAACTCTAGTCGTTCTTTGAGAACTAAAGTTTCTTTTATCTCTATGTCAGATAAATGGGCTAGGTTCATAACTCGGCTAACATCCTGTCTATTTCTACAGGTCCACCAAGCTTAAATGCGTCTATACCTTTTTCTTCTATAGCTTTTCTAAGCTCATCAGTAAACTTAAGATAAGTACCATCATATTCTGTGTCAGTGCCACTTACTTTAGAAATCATGCCTTTTTGATTAGCCCTGTTAGGAATAAGTTCATCTAGTATCTTTTGTATTTCATTTTCACCACTAACGTAGTTTTCAATAACTCTTTCTTGACTACCCTCAGTTATTGCTTGTTTATTTCCTATATGAATACCATCTTGCCCTGATTTTGCGGCCTGAAGCACTCTAGTTCTTACAGGTAGCTTCATATACTTAGAACTACCGCCATCAAAGTATGGATCTATCTTCATACCAAACTCTTTAGCATTAATACCTACTGCTTTTTTTAAAACCTTTACTCCATTAGCTAATTTAAAAAAGGTTGTACCTTCATCTGAAATGTCATCAAAGTAAGCTTTTACCCTATCTTCAAGCCTAGGTCCTGCATCAAAGTATTTTTGTCGACCTCCTAATGGTCCAGATGTCATATTAAATATTTCTTCTGATGTTTTGTCCAAGGATTGAGTAAAAGGTTTGCCTGTAATTTTTTCTATGTCTCTAGGTGATATAGACATTTTATCTATATCTAAATCTAATACACTTCTATTTAATTTACCTATGATTCTATCAACGTCAATATTTGCTCCAGATGCAATTGCTGCATTTATTTCATCAACTTGTCTATTGTAATCTTTGAGCTTTTTATGAATTACTTTTTGTTGTACTGGATCTACAAAACCACCTCTAGAGTTAGCAGATTTACCTATAATTTTTTTGTTTATTGCATCAATAGATCTTCTTTGTTTAAAAATCGTTTCTACAACAGCCAAGGTTTCTGCTTCGGAACCTAAATCCTTGATAGCTTCATTAACACCAAGTTTGTTAAACATGGTGTCTATAGCTTTTTTTTGTGTCATTTTTGGATTTCTAGATAAAAATCCGTCTACAAATTCTGTAAAGCTAACTGATCTACCTGTATTTCCAACATCAAATGCATCATTTGGTGCAAAAAATTTACCAGGTATCCTTTGTGCTAATGTTTTATCAGTAAATACTTTATATAAATCATTGCCTAAAATTTTCTTTACCCCATCAACATCTGCATTTGCTACAGCATTAACAAAATTAGGATTTAAGTTTTGAGATAACATACGTGATTGTGAATTTAAACCTTTAAGTTGGTCAGTTATATTTTCACTATAACTTCTAGAAGCATTGTTAATATTTATAAAGGGCAAACTATCGGTATTTTCAATTGTTTTTATAGTAGATGTAAAATCTCTTTTCATCTTAGGCAAGTAGGTATCTGATACTTCGCCTTGAAAATCTGATTGCACTCTAAAAATACTTGTTATTTGGTCTTGTTCTTTTAAACCTATTTCTTTTAATGCTTTATCTATTTCCTTACCTTTTTCTATATATTCAGAACTATCATCGAAACCTTCTGCTATACGATACCTAGACAGAGGTTTGTTAGTACCAATGCCATCAAAAACATAAGCTGTATCCCCTGTAGTTCCATCTGGATATTTAAGATTTTCAAAATGATCTGGATTACTTCGATATTCTCCAGAACCTCGAACATAGTAAACAGCTTGGTTTTGAGTTTTTTGTAAATCTTGGTTTGCAAACCTTGTATCTTCTGCTTCTAATTTACCTTTGGGCACACCTCTTATCTGAATAGCATCTCTTTGTGATCTAGCCATATAATCATCAAGGAATCCTCTGGATATGGTTTTAGAGCCTGCTGTTTCATTTAAGAACT